CATTGTTTCGTTCGCGCCGTGAAAGTCGTGCAGACCTTCAAGCCGCTCGATTGCGTTGAACAGGAGCACGGCCTGATCGCTAGAAATCCACTGATTACCTCTGCTGTCCTTTGCCATTTTCTTGCCTTCCTGTGCTACTCCGTTAGGCTGCTAGCTGTTCTGTTTATGGCAATCTGGGCAAGCCTTTGCGTCGAGCATTTCCTGCAATCCAAGATTCAACATCTGATACGCTTCGCATCGTTTCCGAAGTTCTGCGATCTCGATTACAAGGTTAGCCATCGTGCGCGACGTTACCTCTATCAGGTCTGCCTGCGCTCCCTCAAGTCCAGCAACCCGCGCACGAAGTTGAGTAATAGTACGCAGAGATGAATAATTTTTCATCACGCGGCCTCTGTATTCCGGTTCAGTTCGCGCGAGACGGCAAGCAAAGCGTATCCACATTCATCGTGCTCAGCCTGAAGCTGCGCAACCTTTGCCTTTGCTCGCTCCAACTGCTTGCGAATCTTGTCGCTGCGCCTGTATGCCTCATCGCGGACAGCGTACACGTCGAGGTCAACCGCCGTCTTCAACTCGCTGGTCTTGTATTCACTCATGTCCATGATTGTCATCTATGTGTCCTCTGCAACAAAACCAGATTAGTCGCAACCTTGCGCAATGTCAAGCAATATTATGATATATACAAGTAGTATACAGTTACCAAAGAGTAAACAGTGTGCTATGCCGTTGATACTGAGTCCAGACCTGGACTTGCGCTTAGGGTACAATTCAGCCATGGCAAAGGTTGGCAGACCGAGCGAATACGATCCAGCAGTCGCAACAGGGATATGCGACGCCTTGATTGCAGGTCACTCTCTGACTCAGATATGCACACGCGACGAGTTCCCGGCAAAGCCTACTATTCTCAAATGGTTGTGCGCGTATCCTGGGTTTGCTACCCAGTACGCCCGTGCGCGCGAGATGCAGATGGAATTGATGGCTGCTGAAATCATTGAACTTAGCGACGATAAGAGCGATGACGTTACTGGCGAGTTGAAGATGCCCAACGGTGTGGCCGTGCAACGCTCGCGCCTCATGGTTGATACACGCAAGTGGTTGATGAGCAAGCTGGCTGCGAAGAAGTACGGTGACAAGGTGCAGACAGAGATCAGCGGGCCGGACGGTGGGGCGATTGGGATTCAGCTTGTGAATGACATCCCCAGACCAGTGCGCAAGTAACATCTGTTACACTTGTTACATGGCACTAAACCTTAGAACAATCGACAAAGCGATACATGGGGAACTGAAGGCTGCCGCTGCGAAGGCAGGTCAAACACTGGAATCTTTCTGTGTGGAGTGTTTGACGCGAGAGATTCGCGGACACGTTGAGCGAAAGATGGCAGTAGTCAGCCCGTTGTCGGCGGCAACTCGTACGTCGGCTGTGAACCGTCCAACGTACACTCCGCCAAGGTTCAGAGTATGAGCGAAGGATGGGAACGCGCTGTCATTGATCTGCGCAAGACCTACAGCCCTTATCCTCCCCAGGCTCGCTTCCATGCGTCTACGGCTCCATACGGCTTTCTAGGTGGCGCGGCCGGCCCTGGGAAGACTACGGCAATGCTGATGGAGAACCTTATCAGCGTCAACGAATTCAACGCTGAGGATGGCAAGCAAGTCCAGACTTTGATGATGCGCCGCACACAGCCAATGGTGCGCAACACGCTCATCACCCGATTCCGTGAGAAAATCCCACAAGAGTTGTACAAGTCCTTCAACGAAACCACCTTGACCGTAAAGTGGCTCAATCGTGCAACGACGCAGTTTGGGTCTATGCAGTACGAGGCCGATGTGTTCGGGTGGCAGGGGCAATGGAAAGACATTTACTACGATGAACTGTGCGACTTCACCTGGGGGCAGTGGGCTAATATCAGCGCGTGGAATCGTTGCCCTGTCAGCCCTTATGCTCGCCGCTTAGGAGCTGGTAATCCTGTTGGCGTGGGCTCGCCCTGGGTGCGTAAGATATTCGTTGAGCACCGTCCCTACGATGAGATGGACGCGGCGCAGAAGAGGGCTTACAACCCCAAGGACTACGCCTATTTTCCCTGCACCTATCTTGATAACCCTATATTCGCAAACGATCCGCAGTTTATTGCAGGGTTGATGAGCCTGCCGGAACGCTTACGGCTGGCGTTGATGGAGGGATCGTGGGATGTGACAGGCGGATACTTCACGGGTGCATTCGATGGTGCGTTCAACGTCATCCCATCGGAGGAATGGAACCCGCAGCCGTGGCACCGGCAATGGATAAGCGGTGACTGGGGATTCGAGCATTGGTCTGCGCTCTATCGTCATTACATGGATGACTACGGAGTGATTCGGACAGGGCGGGAGTTGATGATCCAGCACCACGATCCTGAGATGCTGGGCGAACGGATTGTCGCATGGTTGGTGCAGGACGATGGCAAGTTCCCTAAGATTGTGGAGTTCCCGTTCAGTCACGATGCCTTCGCCACCACAACTACCAAGTCATTCGGAGCGACCGCGAACAGCGTTGCTATGCGCCTGGGTGCTGTACTGAGGCCATTTGGCATACCGCTGCCACTTAACTCGGGCAAGGACAAGTTGGGGCGCGAGCAGACGATGTACAACCTGCTGCGCAAAGAGATTTGGGGTGGAGAGAAGGTTGAGGGGCAGAAGAAGATGGTGCGCAACTGGCTCATCTGCGAGGATTGCCCCAAACTGATTGACACATTGATTGCGGCTCCGAGAGACGAAAAGCGTCCTGAGATGATTGCAAAGTTCAGCGGTGACGATCCATTGCAAGGGGCTGGGTATGGACTGTACCATATCGTCGGACGACCGGCTGCGATACCGCGTGAGGAGAAGCTGAGGCGTGAACTTGCGGCGACTCCCGATCCGATGGCGAACTACCTGATACAATTGCGGGAGTACGCAAGGCAGGAGAAGCAGGCTGACGGGGGCGAGTGGTGGAAATGATCCAACGCTGGAAGGCTGAGTTCCGCATGTGGCTGGTAGACTTGGTACGCGATGCCGTGCGCGTTGAGTTGCTGGCGTTCACCTACGTCAAACTTAATCCTCCGCTGATACCAAAGCCGAAACCGCCTGCGGTGCCAGTCGTGACCGAGCCATCATTCGAGCAGATGCAGACCCAGGCGATCACAGAGCAAGAGAAGTTCTACGCGCCAAAAGAATAGCGTGGTACGATAATCCCGATGGCCACTGAATCAACAGACGAGACGGAAGAAGTAGGCGAAGCGGTAGAACTCAAGCCGATGGACACGTCCAAGCTCAACCTGGGGATGTATGCTCCGTTTGAGATGTCGCCAGAGGATATGTATGGCCCCGATGAACTGGGAGTCGATACTGTCACAGCGATACGCGAGATGATTGACGGCGCGGGAAAGTATGAGGACGCTGCCCGCATCTGGGAAGTGATACAAGCGGCTGAGGCGCGGCTGTTTGACCGTGGATACCAGTGGCTTACGAACGCGAAGTCTGGCGGATCGTGGGTGATTGCCGGGACGGGTGGCAATGCAGGACTGGGTGCAGGGGCAGTCACACAGCAAGATCGTGGGCGCATGTGGTCAATCAACATTTATGGCGCACGAAAGGACAAGATCGTCTCTGCGCTGACGGTGAAAGACCCTGAGCCTGAATTCTTCCCAAAGTTACCTGAGTCTGCGATTGACCAGCAATACGCTGAGGAAGCAGAACAGTATAAGCACCTATGGAAGCAGGCGACGAACGTCCGCAAGGTGTGTGTGAAGGTGGGGGGACTGTTCTACACCGATGATCGCGTTGCTCTGATTACCGAGACGATTGCCGATGCGCAGCGGTTCGACATGGACGGCAATAACCCGGGGATGCAGGAGGTTACACGGGCATACGGGAAGCTGGAGTTTCGCGTCCCGATGTCGATTGACGAGGATGAGCCGTTGCCGTGGTGTGAGCGCGAGCGCGAGATTGATCAGGCAACGTCGAAAGAGAAGTATCCGTGGATTGCCAGCAAGATTTCAGGAGGTGCTGGAAATCACGGGCAGATTTCGCGTACTTGCCGACTGACGGTCAGGAATGCTGTGCAGAACCAGACGGGCTTCACATCGAACGCGACTGACCGGGCAGTGACTGAGAATACATGGTGGGTCAGGCCATCGCAGTACCGAGATATTGTCGATGAGGGATTGCGTAAGCAGTTCCGGTCGATGTTCCCCGATGGGATGAGGATTGTTTTCTGCGGTGGGGAGTTTGCCTACTGCCGCAACGAGAAGATGGACGACTGCGTGATTATCCTGTACTCACGTGAGGGTACTGGGCAGAACCGGCGAGCAATTGGCACAAACAACCTGACCACGCAAAAGGTTTTGAACTACGATTTCAACCTGTTCAATCGCTACATGACGGCTTGTGTTCCGCGCAAGATGCACGACGCTGAGAAGATTAGTTCCGAGGCGATTACCCAGCAGAGAAACGACCCCGCATACTCGATGCCGGTCACGCGCGATGCCGGGGAAGACATCTCAAGCTATACGGGGATCGAGCAAGTTCCTACTCCTCCCGCGCAGCTTGCCGACTTCATTCAGCAGATGATTGACGGGCTACCTGAAGCACTAGATGGCGCGAGTCCTTCTATGTTTGGGCAAGATACCAACACAGACACTGTAGGCGGCATCACAATCCAGCGCGACCAGGCTTTGCAGGTGTTTGGAACTCCCTACAACGCGATGACGTGGGGAATCGCAATCTCATGCGGCAACGCGGCGAAGTGGGCTGGCAAGAACCGGCAAGGGAAAGCATCTGGTATGGTTCCGGGAGTTGGGCGCATCTCGGTTGACTTCTCGAAGATGGCAAACGGGGATGCGTATTGTTTCCCAGAGGCGGACAGCGGATTCCCTGAGTCTGAGGCTGAGAAGGAATCGCGGTTAATGGATGCGGTAGAGAACTCGGCGAATGTTCCCGTTCTGGCGCAAAGCCTCAACGACCCGATGAACTTCGAGGCATTGAACCGGGTGACGAAGCGGTTTGGCATCCTGATTTCTGGCACTGATTCGGTTCGCAAGCAGCAGGAAGAGTTTGAGGTTATTCTCAAGACTGTCCCGAACCCGAATCCCGCACTCGCACAAGTGCAGATGGCTCTACAGCAGTCTCAGATACACGCGGCGACCGATCCGCAAGCCCAGGCAGAGTCGCAGTCACCTGAAGGCCAACAGGCGATGCAGCAGGTACAGCAGGCCGTGGGTCAGATTCCCCCAACGGTTTGCTCTGTTCCGGTTGAGCAGGATGCCAGTGTTAACCATGCAATCGAAGCTGCAACCTGCTTCAACAAGATCAATTCGCCGGAAGGCCAGAAACTCAAGCGCGAGAAGCCTCTCATCTTCCAGAACCTGATGATGCATTGGCAGGGTCATACGCAGATGGCCCAGAAGTTGTCCGCGCCGCCTCCGATGCCAGAAGTGAAGCCGGGTGTGACGATGGCCGTTGACAAGCTCGGACCGGTTGCTCAGGTTGCAGTGCTGGGAAAGGAATACGGCATCACAGTAGCGCCAGAGGACGTGCAGCCTACGCCAGATGTGCATGAGATCGTGCAGGAAAAGGAAGGCGTTGATGGGCAGGGTGTTCCGACGAAACAGAAACTCTCGTATTCAGGAAAGGCGTTGGAATGAGCATTAGAAAGATGGCGATTCAGATTTACACAAACAAATTGAACGCTGAGGCGAATGCTAAACTTCCTATTCGCCTACGCAGAAAGTTAGGGTTGCGATGAGTGCAATGAATGGCAAGAGCGTAGGCGGAGTGGTAGCGGATGCGATGACGAAGAAGCCCAAGACGAAGACAGTCAATTTGGGCGCAAAAGGATCGTTTACTGAGCATCCCGGCGCATTGCATCGCGCGTTGGGTATTCCGCAAGGCGAGAAGATACCTGCGAAGGACTTGCAGGGACACCACAGCGGACGGCTGGGTAGAATGATAGCCAGCGCAAAAGGTTTCAAGGCAATGTCACACAGTAAATAGACCACGGAGACTTGACCAATGGCAGATGAAGCCGCAGTAATCGACCAAACGACCGAAAGCGACCAGGATTTATCCACCGCTGCTGAAACGCAAGAACTCGACCAAGCGGAATCTCAGACCGAGAACCAAGAGAGTACACAGCAGACCGAAGCCGACAAGGTTGACGGTCGCCGGTTCAATCCTGAGTGGTCGAAGGCGCTCAAGGAACTCCGCGAACTCTACCCCGACAAAGCCGACATGCTTACGAAGATGCGGGACAACTACGCCCGGTATCAGGCGTTGCAGGAGGTCGCGCCGAAGGGTTTGGAGGATGTACGGGCATGGAAGTCTACGCTGGACGCTCTGGGCGGCTCTGAGGCTGCGGCTGACCTCATGCAGCGCGTGGCAGACGTTGAGCAAGTGGACGCCAAGATCGAGGCTGGAGACTACTCCGTGATTGCGGAACTTCCTGAGTCGATGCAGAAGGGCTTTTACCAGATGTTGCCCGACGCGCTGGCGGAGTTGAGCACGAAAGACCCACAAGCGTTTGACGCCGCAGTTGCTCCGCATTTTCGGGCTGCGTTGATTGGAACAGGCATCGAAGCGATGCTAAAAGAACAATGGAGTGCTACTGAAGACCCGGCAGCTAAGGGTGCGATTAATGCCCTTTGGAACTGGTACCAAAAGGCAGTGCAAGGTGGCGCGGCAATCCCCCCAGGCCAGAAGACGGCCAGCCCAGAAGTGCAGAGGCTTCAGGCGGAATTGAACTCGCGCCGGGAGGCTGACGATCAGTCATTCATCGGCGGAATCGCTGAGAAGACAAACCAGTACGCCACGGAATCATTCGCCAAGAACGCGGAAGTGTACCTGAAGCAACTCAACCTTACCGATGCGCAGAAGTCCGACCTTGCGGAATCGTTCAACGTGAAGCTGGTCGATAAGCTCGCTGCGGACACAGCGTTCCAGAAGCAGCTTGCCGCGTATAAGTCCCTGAAGAATCGCAATCCAGAGACGGTCAATTCCTACATCCGGTCGAAGATTGACGAGAGCGCGAAGGCGATCATCGACGGCCTGGTGACGGCGCGGTACGGCGGTATGCGTAAGGCCAAGCCTGTTGCTACGGCTGGAACGTCCACGACGGACGCTGGCGCGGTGCGCGTGGCGAAGACCCCCGATCAGTCCGAATGGGACATGGCGAAAATGGACGCGGTTGGGTACGAGCAGACGGCCAAAATTGGCAAGTTCTTTTTGAAGGGTGGCAGAACAGTGCAGGTTGTGCGCCCCGCATAGGAGTAATGGATGCCTTATAAATCGCAGGCTCAAGAGCGTTATTTCAACGCAAATCGAGGGAAACTGGAAGCGCAGGGAGTCAACGTCGATGAATGGAACGCTGCATCGAAAGGCGACAAACTGCCCGCGAAGAAAAGCGGCCCTGTAGGAGATTTTGTACGGAAACATCTGACCAAGAAGTAGACTGTGCTATATTGTTTGCAGTATCCGAGTGCCTCCTGAAGCAAAACGGATTGACCCCCGAATTGCCAGCGGTGTGAAATATAACGCCTCTCGGTTGAATGATGTGTTGACCCGCATCCCGCGTTGCGATAAGCGCGAAATTCAATCAAGAGGACAAATATCATGGCAGGCGCACTTTCGGAAACAGCGGTAGAAGGCGTAGAGGTCGAAGTCTGGGCCGATAACGAGTTGAAGAATTACCAGCCCTTCTTCAACGGTCTATACAACAAGCTCATCAAGAACGGTGCCAAGAAAGTTCCAGTGGGGTTCAATACCTCTTCTGGGACGATCACTCGCGGCGCGTTCCGTGCGGGATTCCGTGCGCAGGGCGGCGGCAACTTCACCGCAATGGCGCTTTCAACTCCGGGCAGTGTGCCCCCGATTCCGCGTGGCTCTGCATCGGCTTACGATTCGTTCGTCGCAACCCCCTTCCAGTACCTCGGAGTGACCGAGATCGCGTCGGATGCGATTGCGGCCGTGGCTGGTGGGCGCGGCAAGATCAAACTGCCTTCGAGCGAGATGGAGTATTCGTCCGACTCGTTTATGAACGACATGGAAGGCTTGATCTACGGCGATGCTTCGGGCACTATCGACACCATCCCTTCGACCGGCACGGTCAACAGCGCGACGGGCGGCGGTACGATTGGCACCGCAACGTATTCCAGCATCGTCGGCATCAACGCTGCGCTGTTCACTGACCAGATGGTTGTGCAGGTCTTCCCGGCAGTCGGCGGGGGTGCGCGTGGTTCATTCACCATCAGCTTCACCGACCCGGTTGCTGGCATCATCTACTCGACTGCTGCCCTTCCGGGGGGAACCACCACAGGCGACATTCTGGTTGTCCAGGGTGGCACCGGCGCGGCTGGTTCTGCGGTCTATGGGCTGAAGTACTGGTATCGCAACGGAAACTCAGGGACGCTGGCTGGAATCACGAAGGCCAACTACCCTGGTCGCCTATCGACCCCAACACTCAACGCGAATGGGCAATCTCTGCCGCCTTCCCTGGCTGCGAAGATCGAAGCTATCCGCATGAGGGCACAGGGCGACAAGAACTACCTCCAGAACGACAAGGGGGCATTCTGGTACGTCAACCCGGCCCAGGGAGCGCAGTTCGCCAGCGACTTCTACAACAAGTACACGCCGACGTATGACCTGAGCGGTAAGGGCGCAGTGCCCGATCTGGCGAAGGGAATGCAGAAGACGTTCCTTGGCGAAGACTGTCTCTGGTCTACCACTTGCGACATGACCCGCGCCGACCGCGTTCGACCGAAGGATTTCATCATCGGCGAGGCGTTCCCGATGCGACTCAAGGACTTCGGTGAGGGCATGACCATCGTTCCGGTTCCGGCGCAGGCTGGCGGATACGGCACGGGTTGGACTTACCTCAACTCCAAGATGTTCGCATGGGAGCACGCGTTGAACATGATCTGCACCGATTCGAAGGGTGGATTCTATCTCAGCAGCCTCCCGACTGTCTCTCTCACCTCCGTCTAAACAACTGGCCAGCCGGGAGCCATAATCCCGGCGATTCATAAGGAGTGACCGTCCTTGAAAGTCAGCCCAGAAGTAGAAAAAGCCCTCACGCAAGCCGGTGGCCGGAACTTTTACGGCAAGCCAAACTATCGCTTCGCATGGAGCGGCCAAGAAACCCAACTCATCTCCAACGGGAAAAGTTACGAGCATTTCCGTGTCTGTGCAGAGGATTGCTGGCTGCTGATGAAGTGGGAAGGCCCGGAGTTCTGGGGGAGCGAAGAAGAGTGGAACGCGAACAATATTGAACTCCCCAGCGGTCTGTATACGGCAGGCCCGTATCCGCATCAAGGCCGTTATCGAGTGGTGCGGACGCTGAAGAAGGCGGTTATCAAGGGTGATGTGATGGAGTTTGAGTATCCCGCTCCCGACCTTGCCTTCGTCCGCGAGATGTTCCCTTTGATACGCGACTTTCTGGACTTGACGACAGAGGAGAAATCCAAACTTCTATTTACGCGAGAAGAAGAAGCAAAAGCAAAACTCGCGCATGACTTTGGGGCAAGCCGTGAGAACTATCGCGGGATTGCCACGGCAAAACAGGTTCAAGACAGGACGGAAGCAATCGAACGCTTCTTACATGATCCGGTACGAGTAAAACAAGCCTTAGAATTGACCAAAAGGAGACCAATCTAATGTCGTCACCCTCTGTTTACCATTCGGATATTTCGATGGGAATGTCTCGCGGCAACAACGTAGGCGAGTACGCTTTTGACCGCAACATGAGCCGAAACCCTGAGAACGTCGTCACAATCTTCACCGTCAACACCCGCGAGCAGTTTTCAGTGAGCGGCGGAGTCAAGTTCGCAGGGCGCGACCCGAAAGAGCGATTTCGCAAGGTTGCCAGCTTCAATGACCCGAAATACTACACCGATAATCTGGCCGTGGAAGGGTCGAAAGACCAACGCAGGACGACAGCGGACGATGGCAAGTGGGTTGCGATGGACTGGCTGAACCCGCAAAATACGTTTTCGCTGGATCAGGATTATGTTGTGCCGAACATGATGGAAGACGGGACGAATCTCTTGTCAAGAGGTTTATTTTTCATCGTTCGCCCATTCGACGCCAAGAACGGGAATGTGCATGACCAGCCAACCGAAGCGGAGATTGCACCGGCAGAGAAGCGGCTGCGTGACCGCTACACGGGACTTGTGAGGCTCTATCAGACGACCAGTTCGGCGAGTCCTGCCAAACTCCCCCTGATTCTCAATGAGGAGATGATCGACGCGCTCAACTATGCGCGGTTGAAGACCCCATATAACACTGCACTGACCGAGATGAAGACCTGCGAGACGTGCGGCGAGTCGATCCAGGCTGGGGCGAAGTTCCACAAATCTGAGACACTGGGCGTTATCTGCATCAATCCAAGCGTTGAGGGATGGAAAGCGGCGGTCAACGCGGGCATCAAGTCGCGCGAGGATGTGCCGGAAGAGTTCCGCTGGGCTGGAAGGACTCCCAACCCGCGATAAGAGCTTCGGGCGGGGGATTCTGCGATGAAAGCCTGGTCAGCGGAAGTTTCAGAATCTCCTGCACGTCGAAATGATAGGATGGAACCATGCCGAGCATCGTAGGCAATGACGGGCTGGAAGGCGCACCAAGTTTGCAGTCTATCTGCGACTTATACCGCTCCATCGTCAATGACACTTTCGACGGTGGAGCGGGACAGATCAACACAGACACCGCCCCGTGGATGTTGCCGTTTCTCAACTCTGCCATCCGCGACCTTTACTCTGACTTGCGAATCGTAGGAGACATGCGGGTGATCGTGGACAATGCGATCATCTCTGGGATTCCACCAATTCCAGCAGCCAATCCGACAGTCCAAGTAGCTCTGGCCTATCAGGGTTACTTCAATGGTTCCACTTGGAACAGTTCGTATCTTCTGCCCCCGGATTTGATGTGGCTGATGAAGGTGTGGCAGCGTCCATCGAATGTCGGAGCGACGTTCTTCCCAATGACACCGGCCCCCGCTGGGCTTTCCGGCGTATATCAGGGCTATGGCCTCGGCCAGTACGAGATGCGCGGGAACAATGAACTGTGGTTCAACGGCGCGTTGCTGGCGACTGACATACGCTTGCGCTACATGGCCGCTTACCCTGACATCACGGGCGACGACATAGACTTTAGCAACACTTACGTTCCGATTCAGGACAGCACGAACGCGATAGCTCACAAGATGGTGGCAAACTACGCGCAGCGGCTAAGTCCAGACCAGTATCAGCTTGCCGACAGTCGTCAGGCTGGTTTCACAAAGAAGCTTATTGCTGAATCCGTACTTAACTCTCAAACCAAGCAATTTGCGCGTCAGCCGTTTGGCTCGCAAGATTGCCCATAAGGAGAATCACATGGCACAACCTACTTTCACCCTCGCAAACCGCCCCGCTGGCTACGATCAAACCCAAAAGAAGTTCACCCTCTCCGGCCTACTCGGTTTGGCTGGACTGTACACGACTTCGACGGGCATCCCCATCGACTTCACTTCGATTTACAACGCCTCTGGCACCAAGCTGGTTATCCCCCCGACCTATACCGGCGCAAATGGGCCTGGGCAGTCGGTTCCAGTACCCCCTTCGACGATTCAGCCCACCGCTGGATATTCCACGTTCTTCGACAGCGTAAACAAGTCAATCCGCCTCTGGAATGGCACAACTGAAGTGTCTACGGGGGCAATTCCTGCTGCTCTGCTGGCGACAACCATCGCTATCAACGTGGCCGGGACTGGCTATGCGGCGAACGACACTTTCTCGGTGGCTGGCTCGCCGGGTCTGGTCGGCCAGGTTGTCAGCGTTTCAGCGGGCGTTCCGACTGCCATAACCATTACCGCGCAGGGAGCGGCTGTGGCGGCTACTGCTGCTGTAACCACCAACATCATCGGATCGGGTGCTGGCTTGACGGTGAACATTACCGTTGCGGCAGGCATCCCCGCAACATTCACGTTCCTGCGAGGGTAACTTGCACAATCTCAGTGGCAAGTCTTCCCTCAACCTAACCACGTTTGGTGGACTCGTGACATACGCGGGGCCGGACAGTCTACCGTCCGGCGTCTCGCCGCGTGTGCATGATGTGGACTTCTCTGTTGGAAGTGTTGTATCTCGCAAAGGAACTCGGGGGGTATATTCATCCTCTGGAAACTCGGTCACAGAACCGGGAAGCCATGCAGTAAGCTCGGCATGGTCGAACCCAGCGAATGCCTACAGCACAAGCCTCTACGCTTCAGGTGGGGCGATCTAATGGCCACCATCCTCAGTCCGATGCTTGTTGGTGCGAGTTATGGAATCTATCTCGATGCCGACGGTGGAATATCTGGCGGAGTCCCTGGCGGAGTTTCTGTATCGTATGGTGTATTTTCAGGGACTCTTCCGCCTGGGTTGACAGTAAATGCGTTTGTGGGAGTTCTTACTGGCATCCCGACGACGGCTGGAACATATACATTTGACGTAATGTGTGTCAGTGAAGGAACGGAACTTGGTTGGGAAGAATTTTCGGTCATTGTCTCAGTTCCATCAGGGTCACCTCCTTCAATCACAACTACAAGTCTCCCAAACGGGAGTGTCGGAACTTCCTATAATCAGACGTTGCTGGCAACAGGCGGCATCGCTCCCTATGTATTTCAAGACCTCGCGGGAGGTCTACCGCCTGGAATACTTCTGAATGGGAGCGATGGGGCACTTACTGGCATCCCGACGATGGCTGGGTCTTACACCTTCTCAGTAAAGGTGTTCGACTCTCAACTCCTCAACAGTTCCTCGACTTTTACAATCGTCATATCCAACGGAGTAAATCCCTTATCTCTCACCACATCGAGCCTACCGGATGGAACTGTTGGAGTTTCATACGGAAACATATTGTCAGCGGAGTATGGCGTATCTCCTTATAGTTTCTCTATCAGCGCAGGGACTCTACCGAATGGCCTTACACTCAATTCGATTTCGGGAACGATTACCGGAACACCTAGTAGCCCAGGTACGTTCGATTTTACTGCTACCGTCACCGATTCGGTTTCATCGACTTCATCCGCAAACCTATCGGTTGTAATTTCCTATGCTCCGCCTCCGCCCCCGCCTTCTCCTGGGGGGCAGTCTGTTGGCCCTTTGGATGTGACTGAGTTTGCATTCAATGTGACACAGCCACCCGCAGGTATTACTGTAAAGTTGAATGGTCTATGCAACACGCCGGGGAACATAACGGCACAACTCATCATCGGTGGTGTTCCGGTTGGTGCGCCAAAGATTGCGACGTGCCCGGTTACATCGTTCGGAGGGCCGCTGGATTTATGGGGTACGACGGGGCCGAACGTCAATGACACGACATTTGGGGTTAGGTTCACGGCAAGCAGCGATTTTGGGTTAGCGGTATTCCAGATCAACAGTGTTGCCATCACGGTTTCGGTTTCCGGGGCATCGGCAAACTTCCAGTACATCAAGAGCTTCCCCGCATCGAATGGGACGCTCAAGACGCTCGCTATCGACGCGGAGGGAGAATGGTGGGTTGAGGACGTTACAAACGCGCCTGGGGTGCTTACGCCGCTGCTGAGTGGCCTTCCTGTGAACGGTTACGCCAAGTCGGTGACGGCGGATGATAGGGAGTATGTCTGCTTCAATGATCTATCGACCGGGAACGACATCCCACGGCAGTATACGGGGCAGTGGATCGACCGCATCACTCAGGTTGGGCCTGGTGCGCCTCCATCGTTTACTCCGCAAGTCAATACCGGGAACAGCTACGCTATCAGCGCGATTTCTCAGCCTGCGGCGCACAGCAACGGGTACAGCTACTTCCTGCAATCGTCGGGGCCGGGATCATCGACAGCCGGGAACATCGTCACTTTCTACTATCTCGATTCCACTGTTTCCGGGCCGGACACGGATTTAGTGAATGCACTCAACAGCGGCTTTCCTGTGTACGCCTACGCCTCTTTCGCAGGCACCCCAACGCCGTTCCCCGCAACCGTGGTGCAAATCCTGACAACGGGTTTAGGTTCGCCTCCAGGCCAACCGAGACAGTTTTACTATCTGACATTTAGCGTTCCAACGGTTGCCTATACTTACTACGCGGGGAGCGGCCACGCTGGGTATACGGCCAATTATCAGCGCAGTATTGCGTCGATGACGACGGCTGTGCCTGTTCCGGGTCTTCAGGTTGGAAGCCGCGCCACAATCACCGGCTCAAGCGTCTCAAACTACGATTCGACATGGCTAATTTCTGAGACGTTGAACTCTGGCGCGATGGTCATAACGCAGACCTCGGTAACGTCCGGCGTGGCGACTTTTTCCTACAGCCTTTCGTCTGGCGTAGCTCCGATTGCTGCTGAATTGGTCACGATTACCGGCACGACCAACGCAAACGGTGTTTTGAACGTCACGAATGCCGCGATTGCGACAGCTTCAGGCGGTTCGAGCGGGACATTTACGGTCAACGTAGCGGCTCCCGACACGACTGCGGCGGCTGAATCAGGGCAAGCAACCACGGCAGGGACGCAATTCGACTTTGACCCCGGATTTCCACTACTGGGAAGTTCTACCACGCCGATTTATGGCGCGGCGACGGGCGGAAACATCGTATTTGCTGGCACGGGACAATATATCAGCCCTGGAACACGTCAGGGAGTCGTTTTCTTCGGTACGCGCAATAGTGCCGAGACATTTCCGAGCATCCCTGTGACCTTTACAATTCCGACGAACATCTCCACGCTGATTTCATCGCAAATCCCCCTTGGCCCCCCTGATTGCGCCTATCGGCAAATTGCGATCACGGAACCGGGGCAAAATGGAGTGCCAGGCGGAGACTTCTACACGATTGACGACCCGGTTACCTACATAGTCAATGGCGTAACATATACCTCTACGTCTTTCCGTATCCCCAACAATACAGACACGACTATTTCGCTGACTTTCCGTGATTCTGACCTGTTGGCTGCGCGGAGAATCGACGTGCAAGGCGAAGACCTGTTCAATCAGGTTGAGATCGGCAACCCTGCCTGGGATGTTGCCTATGCGGGGCGCATGTTCTATGGGCTGACGCAGCAAAAGGTGCAGAACTTCCTCAATCTCAGTTTCGATGGAGGCTATCTCCCATCCACAACGCAACAGCCGCTCGGATGGTCGATTGCAGGCTCTGGCGGGTCGCTCATTGCATCTCCGATCTTTGGCAACTCCTACTATGTTCAGAACACTACGGGATCGCTTGCGGCTACGCTAGGGCTTCTCACGCAGTCTGCGTATCAGGACTACTACGATGCAGCGATCATCAATCCAAATATCCCCTATTCTGTGAGGGTTACTGCTCGGATACCCTCTGGAAACACTGGTGGAAATCTCGTCATTGACCTGTTTTCGGCTGGGGGGAGCGTCGGGTCGTTTACCATCCCATTTGCGAGCATGACAACCACCATGCAGACGTTCTCCGGCGTCTTGACCACTGGACTTGCGCAAGTTCCCTCTGACCTGACATACCGCATCTACGGAACGAACATGGCCAACGGCGCGGACTATGAAATCGACCGATCCGAGGTCTTCACGACGCGCCAGCCGGTCAACACCACGCTCTTGCTGGCGAGCTACGTTGGCAACATCGAAGGCGTAGACGGAGTATCGGGAGCACTGGATACGAACAGCGAAAACACACAACCCTGCTATGGCGGAGTAGTGATGAAAGACTTGCTGTATCTACTAAAGAGCGGGTCGCTGTACTACACGCAGGATTCAAGCGGCGACGAACCGGCAGACTGGGGAGTGCATGAGGTTAGCAATAAGGCGGGGGCGTGCGGTGTTAATGCTTACGATTCCGGCGAAGAGTGGATACTCATGGCGAACCGCAATGGGGTGTATCTATTCGACGGCGGCGAGCCTCAGAAAGTTTCACAAGAGATTCAGCAAGTTTGGGATGCACTGAACTGGGACTCAGGAAAGTCAATCTGGGTCAGAAATGACGTGGCGGCGCGAAGGTTCTATATCGGCGTTCCGTTGCCGACTCCAAATAAATGGCTCCCTGAAGCTCCCGTCAATGCATCCCCGACGTACCCGAATGTTGAGTTGATGTGTTCGTATCAAGGATCATCTACAGGTAGCGCAATTACAGATGCAGACCCAGTGCATAAGACTTTCTACGGAGATATTCTGGCGGAAGAGTTGGAGCGAAAGTGGAGCATTCAGCAGATTCCTTGCCCCTACGCTGACTTCATTACGCAAGCGAACGGAATAGATGCGCCGCTGCTCTTCTGCAATGGGATCGGGAACTCGAAAGTCTACATCCTCGACCAGACAAACGACGACGGCGCTGAGATTCCGTGGAAGTACACGACATACGGGTTTGGCTCCGATAAGGACGTTGAAAAGTACTCTGCTCTCGGCAATGGGCGCAAACGCTGGTCACTGTGGCGGGCGAAGATGGTTGGTGCGGGCACGGCCATCATAAAGATGCTGGAAGACAACATAGACGCGGCGGTGTCGAGTAGAAACACCTATTCGATTACTCTTGACCAGACCGGAGATTTGCGCGGATCGTCATGCAACGCGACGGGGAGTGTAGTCTACGTCGAAATATCATCGGGTGGAATCGACAGCGTAATCGACTTGTCAAACTTCAAGATGGGCGGCACAAAGGATGTGTTCAGTGCCGACTATGTGCGTGACTAAATGAAACTCAGCGGCGGCAAAGAACTCGCAGCACTCAATCGCATCAATCCCTCTCTCGGTGCGCTTCTATCTCGCCTCATTGACGCGCATAACCATGTTGCATCTCAGGCGGGGATTGACCCTGTTAGCCAAGCCGTTGCACCTCCCCCTCCGCAAGCCGTGAATGCGACCGTGACAGGCGAGCAACTCCATCTGCGGGTGACTGACAATAATCCGACAAATCGGGCGCGGACCTACTTCTCGGAGATTCACACAGACCCGAACTTCACATCTCCAAAGATGGTCATTCAACATGGCGCGACACGGGACGCTCAGGTGGTTCTTCCAACGCTCAATTCCGGCTCCGCAACGCAGAATTACTATGTGAGGACATACTCGCAGACCCCAGGTTCTCCTCCGTCAACACCGATTGCATATCCTACGGCAATCACGATGACAGGTGCGACGCAGGGCGATTTGCCCCCTTCGGCGGGGAGTGGGACATCCCCGGCATCTGGAACGGTCTCAGGGCAGGGATTCGGCAGTTTTCAGACACGCAAGGCTACGGGCATCAAGAGGACGGTTTGATGATCGTTCGTCCGTACACCGAGGCCGATCTGGACGCATTCAAGCGCATCCACGCCGACAGTAAGCTAGATTATTTGTACCCCGCGCTGGATTCCCCGCTCTTCATCGTAAAGACCGTCATAGAACGCGCTGGGAGGCCCACCACGCTCCTCGCTGGGAAGATTGATGTAGAGACCTACCTAATGACCTCTGGCACGGCTGCGGAGCGTCTGGAGGACATAGAAGCGGCTCAGGAGAGATTCTTGGCTGACTTGTGGGAGAAGGGCATAGACAACTGCTATTGTGGGGTTCCCGCGTCAGTGAATCGGCACTTCGGGAAGCACATGGAACGGCTCGGCTGGGAACGTGGACGGCCCGGTTGGATAAATTTCTTCCGGGATACGGAACCTATGGTAAAATAGAAGCATCGTCGCGGAACGCTTTATCAGAGCCTCCCGGCGCAAATCCTGTTTGGAGGAACCGATGCCTAAAGGCCATTATACCCACAAACCACACGTTCCTAAACCTAGACCCATTGTAATTCCCATCGGCCCGTCGATAGCCTATGTGGAATTGACAAAAGGGAAGTGGGCTTTGATCGCAGTGGATGATATACCGAAAATCAGCGGACGGTGTTGGTTCTATCAACCTGGAGGATACGCCATGTCTCGCCACATTTATATGCACAGATTGCTGACAGGTGCTCTTCCAAAAACGGAAGTAGACCACGCTAACGGTATAGGGCTACACAACTTACCTCACAACATGAGAGTTTGCTCTTCCTCTCAAAACAAGTTCAATAAAGGCAAAACTGCCCGGAATGCGAGTGGATTCAAGGGTGTGTCTGCGAGTAGGGGAAGTTGGTATGCCTGTATTGCCGTGGAAGGACACTCCATGTCGCTTGGCCGATTCCCCACGCCTGAACTTGCCCACGTCGCCTACTGCGAAGCGGCCCAACGTCTCCACGGCGAATTCGCCAGAACGGAGTAACTATGAACCGCGATAGCAGGCTTTTTAAGTCGGTGGTACTCAACCCCCCAACACCGGAAGAAATCGCATGGCGGCAATACCCATTTGTTGATCTTTGGAACGCCCGCGAACAGCGTGAAGGCAGAGCAGTCATGGAACTGGAATTTTTTGATGGTATCCCCACGATTATCTACCAGATGACTCAATCTCCGGGGGATCGTATAACGCATTGGAGATGGTCGCGTAACCGTGACACGGAACCCCGTGCTATAATTCCGCGTAGCAACATCTTGCGCTGACCCCGCTCGCTAAAACAGCAACCCGCCTCTCGGCGGCTCCTCATTCGAGGGTCAGATGGCGCGACAACAAACCGCACAGGCAAATCAGACATTTGGAACGGCAACCAACAACTCCGCGAACTACGGCGCGGATGCTTCGACCATCAACGGTGCGCTAACCCCGTTCCTCATGCAGCGACTCACGAATCCCCAAGGCTATTCGCAGGGAGACATGGGCGCGATGCTGGCGAATGCGATGGGTGGCGCGGGCGGCGCGACTTCGGGCATCACGGGACAGGCAAACTTGCAGGCAGGCCGTTCGCGGAATGACGCCGGATTCGGTACGGCACTCGACGCGGCGGCTCGCGCTAGAACGGCTGCGGCGGCTGGCTCGGCGGAAGGGGTAGCTGCAAGCAACGCCAATCTGAAGCAGGATCAGACGAACAATGCGGCCAAAATGCTGCAAGGACTTTATGGGACGGATGTTGGAGCGCAGGGTTCTGAACTGAATACGGCAAACGATGCAACGGACGCTGCAACCAAGTCTGGACAGAGCGGTTGGCTTCAGAATATGAATGCGATATGGGCGAATGCTAATAAGTCCGGCGACGTAGTAGCTTCCTTTATGTGCCCGATTGAAGGTTCCCTATATCTACTACCAGACGGCATAGAAGTACCCGTTGAGACACTTAGAGTTGGAGATTTGATCGCCGGGATTGACGACGAAGCACAAACCATTGAGGAAATTGAAACTGGAACGGCACCATGCGTTGCAGTGACTACAGAAAATGGCTATACGGCGAAGAACTCCAATGTTCATGCTTACGCTCTACCTAAGGGCGGTTTTGTCGTAGCTACAAAGGCTCTCGGCAAGACCATCGTAACAACTGAAGGGCCGTCTAAGGTAGTCAGCGTTGACTCTATCGGTGAACATCTTGTGTTCAATATCATCACGGACGGATCGCATACCTATCGTGTGGATGGAATCTGGGCGTTAGGGGTTGGGGATGCAGAGCGTCATGTGAGTATGGACACATGGAAGCGCATAGGTGAAGGGTTGGGTGCATAATGGCAGACCTACAGCCCCTACTTCCGCGCAAGATTCCTCCAATGACGGCGATTGGTGACGCTCCGGTAATGCCCGATCTCTCGTCGATGAGCGGCGGCGGGATGCCCGTACTCCCTCCTATCGTCGCGCCGAACGTGATTGGAAATCCGCGCATGGTAGCCAATTCGACGGACTCTAACGTCAACCGCATGTCGGCTGACAATGCAGACCTGTACGACCGTACCCAACGCTCGCAGTTTTCTGGATTGAATAAGCCCACGACGACGCTCGGCAAAATTGGCCACGTTGCGGCGAACATCGGGAACGTGCTGGGAGACATATTCGCGCCGTCCACGATGGCTCTCATCCCCGGTACCGGACTTAATAATCAGATGATGGAGAACAAAGACCGCGCAGACATCAACACGGTTTCCGACTTGCAGACGGCGGAGGCTGGGCGCAAGCAGCAAGCGGCGCAAACGGCATATGCAGCGGCGCGACCTGAAATCGAGACTGCCAAACTTCAGAGCAAGATGGATTTGCAGCGCGTCCGCTCTGACCAGTTGGCGGCAAAGGCTGGACAGAAGCCGGTAGAGGATGCGGACGGCAATGTTAGTTATGTTGACGATCCCGAATCTGCGGCTTTCCAGTCGCGCAAGATTCACGATGATGTGATGACTGCGCAACAGCAGCTTGCAGAGGCAAATGAGCAGGTAAGACAGGCATCGCTTGACCCGAATAGCCCCGCATACAAGATGGCACAGGATAAGGCCATTACCGCCAAAACGAACGCGGCGGCTGCGGTCGAACGCGCTCAGGCTTACTATGGCCGCTATCTCCAAAGTGCATACAACAAAGGCTTAGGTGGAGATACGCTTCCCGGTGCTCCACAGATTGAGAATCAGGCCGGACACGTGACCACGGTTGGAACTGGGAATGCGGCGCAAGCGGCCAAGTCTCAGACTAACGCAGCCATGTTCAATGATGTTCACGGTGCGCTCGATAACCTCGAAGCGAAGGCGACTGCGCTGGTCAATTCTGGCGGACGACTCAACAGCCCCGGTGTTGTGTACGCGATGCAGCATTCTTCGGGTACGCCTAGCCAGATCATTCAGAGTCTAGATAAGGCCAACCTCTCGCCAGAAGAGCGCGAGTATGTGATGTCGAACCTTGCCGCACATGAGAACGTGCAGGCTCTCCGCAAGTCGGCTGGCGGACTCGCTACCGACCAGTCTGTTGAGAAGCTGGATGCGCTGTTGCCTACCGGCTCAACTCCCGATCTTGCTTACCTCAAGAATCAGACAAACCAGATTCGCCAGACCGCAGAACGGCTCGGCAAGGGCGTTACGACGGCGCAAGGTGGACTTGGAGTGCGCGGCCAGAAAGCGAATAACGGCCCGTCACAGACCGTTAGAACGTACAACCCTGCCACTGGAAGGATTGAATAGTGCCTATAATTCAAACTCCCGATGGGCCAGTCAATTTCCCCGACAGCATGAAGGACGCAGATATTGAGTCCGTGCTGCAAAAGCAGTATGCCCCAAAGGTTGCCGGTGCTGGGCCTCTCGGTGTGCCAAGTCCAGCGGCGCACCCATCGGTGAACATGCAATCTCCTAGCCTATGGCAGCAGTACAAAAACAATTTCAATGAAGGGACTCAAGGAGCAAAACCAGGCGACGGACTTATCAAAGGTGCTTTGGAGAACTTCGGAGCGGGAGGCGGAGATGTTGTTCGCGCCGTAGCCCATCCACTTCGCACTCTGGGAAGTATTGCCGCGCAGACTGATCCCGGTATTCTTGCACTTGGATCATTGGGAGTTGGCCCAGCAAAAGATCAAGCAAAAGCAGTTGCGAATGGCCCTATTCCCAGCATCCCCCGGATAGCTGGACAGGTTGGTACAGGGATGATTCTAGGCAAAGTCGGAGCGGATGTTGGCGGGGCTGCGATGGACGCTGTGCCTAAAGTCGGAAGCGCGATTCGCACGGCTGCTATCGGGAACCCAGACGTACCACTCACGCGGGGGCTGGGTATCACCGCCCGGACAAAGACCGGACTTTCCGCGTTACAGGCATCTGGGGAAGCTGCGCCGACAGATGTGTCTCTTGAAGATGCGCAAGGGGCGCGTCCCTACGGGCAGGGAGCAAAGAACCTCCAAGACCTTCAAGGAAAATTGTCGTCTGCGCGGACAGAAATCAACGCTCCACTCAACGCATCTTTGGATGCGATAGGCGATAGGGTTGTTCAAGGCCCAGACGGGCCGACTACCATTTCCGAACTTGAAGCGGAACGCTCGCAGCTTTCCGCACAGCTGAGAGGACTACAGCAGAAAGACCCTCTCGCCATTCAGACAGCATTGCAGAAGGGACAAGGACAAGCCGAACTGCAAGCGAGATACGATGCCGTCAAAGACGCGATGACGCCTCACCTTGACTCTACAGGGATTGATTCGCGTCTTATCCGCCAGCAGGACGCTCAGGTTGCGGCTACCAATGCGAGGGTTGCTGGGCGCACGACGCTACCAGAAGAAACTAAGCCGTATGGGTTTGCCCGTTTGGGTGATCTTGCGAAGTTTGGGAATGGCAGTGGCATCGACCTTTTGGCTCCGGTGAAAGCACTGGGGAGTATCGGCAAAGACATTGCAGCAGGACGCTATTGGAGCGAACGCCCAACAGACGTGAATATCAGGGAGGGGTTCCGTCTTGCTGGGCCTAAGCCGAATCTGGGATGGCCACAGCCGAATCTGACGGCTGCGAAGCCGCTTGGACTGCCTGCGAGAACACCGAGTCTCGGACTTCCAATCTCTTCCTACAGCGATCTTTTCCCTGACCAGATACCCAACGGCACAAGGATTAGGAGATAGTAATGGCCGCGCAACCACAGATCCCGGAAGCGAAGATACAGGCCATGCTTGCGAGCCTGTACGCTTCCCGCGTGCCACAGCAACCCCAGGTGCAGCCGGTGAATCTTGGCAGACCACAGCCGCAGATGATTGCCCAACAACTGCGTCCTGTAAACTTAGGTCAGCAGCAGGAACGAACTGATTTGCAGGTTACGCCGTACGGATCGCCGAATATGAGTAATCTTGTAATTGACGATACGCCAGAAATGAACACACGAAGGAGACGATAATGCCTTTATACCGCAACGCACCGCCCGAATCCGCCAAACTGATTGAGCAGGGATGGCCTGTATACCTTTTCGGTTCGCGCCAGACTGTTGACGCTCAACTGAGCGTATCTTCCGTCACGATTGCCTCCAACGTCGCCACGGTTGCCGTGACCTCGTGGAGCGGTCCATTGCCAGTTGTGGGGTCGTTCGCTTCCATTGTGGGGACGCAGTCGAATAGCGGCCTGTTCAACGTCACCAATCTCCCGATCACGGCAGTCACGCTCAATGCGACCAATACGGACATCGTATCACTCTCGTTTGCCCTCTCCAACGCAAATATCGGAGTCACGCCAGATGTGGGGATGGTGAACGTCCGCTTTGCTCCCATTGGCGAGGCTGTGACTTCGGCTGGTGGTGCTTCTATCGCTGGCTCAGTCAACACGACAGAAGGACGGTACGGCAATGTTCTGACCGCTCAAGTCTACTTCCCAATCGCTCCCTCAGCCGCTACGGTTGCTCTGCAAGGCGCGAATCGGGACAACGACGCGGACTATGTGGACATTGTGGCTATACCGATCACCTCGGGACGCGGATTTGCGCAGGTAGAGAGCAATTTCGAGTTTGTCAGATTCAACATCACCGCAGTC